TTCTGGTGACTACGACTCAGCTACTGATGCATTGTCTATGATGGCAACTTCGGTTTGTCTTGAGAGGATATTAAGTAACATTGGCATGTCTAAAACGCTGATGGCTCAGATGGCACGCAAGTGTCTAGGGGCTGCTTATATCCACTATCCTGATGGTTCTGTTGTTCTACAGACCCGTGGTCAACTTATGGGTAATCCTCTTTCTTTTGTGCTATTGTGTATTATAAATCTCTCGACCTATATGAGAACTTACACGATTACCGGACGTCGCGACCCCAGATTAAAAAGGGTTAAAATTAACGGCGACGATATTGCTTTTAAGGGCAAGAAACAGGATGGTGCTCGTTGGCGTGAAGCTGCTGACGATGTTGGACTTATTGTTAATGAAGCTAAAACTTATGAAAGCTCTAGATGGCTTCTCATTAACTCTATTTTCGTGGATATGACTAACAAGAAGAGGGTTGAATATATTCCTCTTTCGGTTACTATTGGTCATAATATTAAGAGAGGTGAGGTGACTCGTACTCTCGGACAGGCTCCGGCCATTTGGGAATTGATTGAAAGGTGTCCAAACTCTCGCTCCAGAGATATGTGCAGAAGGATCTATCTAAGAACTATTGATAGACTCTGTCCTCATCTGGGTGCGTTTGTGCCTAATTTCTTTCTCCATAAGGATCTTGGAGGGATCGGTATTGTACCACCTTCCGGCTGGAAATTCGGGATTAGTAAGCTACAGCGTAAAGCTGCTACTTATTTTCTTCGTAATCGAGCTGTCCGTGCTATTAAAGAGAAGATCATGGAACTGCCTAAAGCGGTTTCCCGAGCACTTGAGAAGTTGAATAAGCTTCGCCCTCCCACTTTTGATTTCGTTCTTAAAGGGAGACCTGTCGAGGGTCCTCTTCGCGAAAATCAGGAAGATGTTCTCGATTATTTGGAACGTCTCCTTCCACGTTGTCTTCAGTCCACTGCCTATGTCACAGGGCCTGGAAAGAGTCTTGATTATGCACTCTTCCATGATTACCGAAAGGCTCTAAATTGGCATGAACCTTCCTGTCGTACAAAAAAACTCCTTAGCTATGTTCCTGCCAGGGAGATCTGTCAAGTTTACGCTTGTCCCTATGAATCGAAGAACTGTACGTACCTTGAATTCGGTGAACTAATTGTTCCTCTACCTGACGTTGAATCTGACTCTGATTCGATGCCCGATCTGGTAGATGATGGAGACTCTTATTGTTCCTACTGTTGCTTGTGGTCTCACTGCAGGCACTGTGGAACTGGCGACCGTCATCCTTGTGATGATTGTCGTTGAGTCTGATGAACAGAAAAGACCCCTATACGCGAGGCTTGCTATAGGTCTGTTCACACCATATGAGTGTATTGCCCTGAACACGGCGTTAAACTGTCCATGGGGTTGTTAGATTTAGTACCCAAAACGGTGCGTTTTGGTAATGAAGTTACCAAGTCTGGTATACTGTCGCTGCAAGAGGCTTAACCTAGGTTTTGCATTCAAGTTTGAATTAACTCGGAGGTGGACAGCAGACCGCTTAATAGTTCCGTACTAAGGTCCTT